CTTGGTTAGCTTTGGAGAAAATAGGATAAGTTTGTACAAATACAATTCTTAGTATAACTGTATCTATTCCCACCCAACTCTCCCTTTAATTATATCAGTAATATCTGGGTTGTATATTATAAAATGTAATTGTTCGTTATCACTCACAAACATAAAAAATATTAATACAATATTCTGAATTACTGTACTATTAACGTACGGGAGCCCTGAATATGAAAAGTCCGTTTGATCAACTTACTATAAAAGATAATACTGATATAGTTGTAGTTTCTGATCTATTCTCTACTGATATTAACGGTGGAGCTGAACTAACTACTGAAGCTATATTAGAGAATACTGAATATGTTATACAAAGAGTTTATTCTAAAGATGTAACTATCGATCTATTGAAAGAGGGAGTTAAGAAATTCTGGATCTTTACCAACTTTTCTTCTATCGATCTTAATCTTTTACCTACTATTGTTGCTAATCTTAAATATTCAGTTATTGAGTATGATTATAAGATCTGTAAATATCGCTCTATAGAGAAACATAAACACTTTGAAGGTTCTGACTGTAACTGTCATAATGAACAGCACGGTAAGTTAATCTCTACTTTTTATTATGGAGCTAAATCACTATGGTATATGTCAGAGGGACAAAGATCTGTCTATGAATCTAGATTCCCTTTCTTAAAAGATACTAATAATTTTATTTTATCCTCTGTGTTTTCTTCAGCATTTTTTGATGAAATATCTGAGTTAACAAAAAATAAAAAGAATGAAAAATATTTAATACTAGACTCAAGCAGCTGGATCAAATCACCGCAATCAGCAATTGAGTGGTGTAAAGAAAATAACAAAGAGTTTGAACTGATTTCAGGACTAACACACAATCAGTTCTTGTCAAAGTTATCAACTTCAAAAGGAATAGTCTATAAGCCTTCAGGGAACGACACTTGCCCTAGAATGATCATTGAAGCAAAGCTTCTCAACTGTGAGCTTGAAATAAGCGACAACGTTCAGCACAAGAACGAAGAGTGGTTTGCAGGCTCAAATAAAGAGACAACAGATTATCTACAATCACGTCCCACTGTATTTTGGAAAGAAATAGACGAAAATATTAAGAAGCCGACAATTTCAGGTTACACGACAACATACAACTGCGTCGATCAGGAGTACCCATTTGAACAGTCAATATTGTCACTGACTTCATTCTGTGACCAGGTAATTGTTGTCGATGGTGGTTCTAAAGATGGTACGCTCGAATGTCTCCAAAAGCTTGCGGAGGCCCACGATTCAATAACTATTCATACCATTAGACGTGACTGGAAGAACAAACGTTTCGCTTTGTACGATGGGGCCCAAAAAGCTGCTGCCAGAAAACTCTGTACATCTGATTTCTGTTGGCAACAAGACGTAGACGAGATAGTTCATGAAGACGACGGGCAAAAAATAAAAAATCTTGTAGAAAACTTCCCAAACACAACTGATTTAGTAGCTCTTCCTGTTGTAGAATACTGGGGTGGATACGACAAAGTGAGAATCGATGTCAATCCGTGGAAATGGAGACTAAGTAAAAACAAAGAATACATAACACATGGAATACCAGCCCATCTAAGAGAATATGACGAAAATGGCGAATTATTCTCAAAACCAGGATCAGATGGGTGTGACTATATACGAACTGACAACGGAAACCCTATTCCGTTTGGAAACTTCTATACACAGGATCTTCACGAAGTAAGAACCTTAGCAATTTCAGGAAATACAAGGGCTATCACAGAATACCAAAAGGCTATCGAAAAAATAACATCAAATTATCCTGGAGTTTATCATTATTCTTGGTTCGATCTTGAGAGAAAAATAAAGACTTACAAAAATTATTGGACAAAACACTGGCAGAGTATGTACAATATTACACAGGAAGACACGACTGAAAACAACATGTTCTTTGACAAACCTTGGTCTGAAGTATCTGACAAAGAGATAACAGACCTTGCCATAAAACTCAAGAATGAAATGGGTGGCTGGATATTCCATCAAAAACTAGACTTTACGAGACCAACGCCATCGATAAAGATTTGTAAAACACCAAAGTCTATGTTATAGTCTAATATAAACAGGATTATAAAATGAGTGAAGAAAAGTATTTACTGCCAACGGGAAAACCACACGTATCGTTTTCTGAGATAAAAGAATGGTCAGAATGCAGCTGGCGTCATAAACTTGCAAGAATCGACAAGATCGATATGTTCAAACCCTCACCATACCTTGGGTTTGGAACAGCAGTTCACGAAGGCTGCGAAAATATGCTCGAGGGAAAAGATCTCAATAAAGACAAGCTGCTCAATGACATTCGAGAAGACTTTAAGAAGCACGGATTCGATGATCCTAAGTGGGTTGAACAACAGCCTGGTTGGTATAAAAAATCATCTGATGTCGGTGTTGAAAAATGGTGCGAATGGGCCGAGAATATGTGGGCTGAAGTCCCTGCCTATCTTGATAAAGAGTTCCCAGGGTGGGAGACAGTAAAAGCTGAGGAATATCTCTTTGAAGAAATAGAAGGAAAACCTGTTAGTTTCAAAGGATTTGTAGATGCAATTATCAAAGCCCCTAAAAAGAGAGGACAAGGACATACATATTGGATCTTAGACTGGAAGACAGCGGGTGCTTGTGGTTGGAGAAGAGACAAAAAACAAGATTTTAAACTCCAAGCACAGTTAGTTTTATACAAACATTTTTACTCAAGAAAATATGATATACCACTCAAGGACATCCGCTGCGCATTTATTCTCTTAAAACGTGGTGGAAAGATTGGAAACGTAGTTGATATTGTTCCAGTGTCTGTAGGACCTAAGACTCTCGCAAAAGGAGTAAAATTGATGAATAATATGATTCACTCAGTAATGAGAGGGTTTGCAATGAAAAATAGAAACTCATGTCAATTCTGCCCATACAAAGATACGGAGCATTGTAAATAAATGAGGCAAAAGAAAAAGATTCTAATTCTGTCTGATCACGCACTTTCATCTTCAGGCGTCGGGACGCAAACACGTCATTTAGTTAATGGACTGCTAGAGAAAAACGAGTGGACTTTTAGACAGTTTGGTGCAGCTATGAAACATGCTGATTATAAAACTGTCCATGTCAGTGATGATTTTGTTATTAAACCTATTGATGGGTTCGGAGACAGAAATTTACTTAGACTTACACTTGCTACTGAAAAGCCAGATCTTATTTTTATTTTTACAGACCCACGTTTTTTTATTTGGTTGTGGGAGATGGAAGACGAAATTCATCAAGTCTGCCCAATAGCTTATTGGCACGTCTGGGACAATGCTCCTTTTCCAAAATTTAATAAAACCCTTTACGATTCTACAGATACAATAAATTGTCATTCACATCTTACATATAGACTGCTGTCAGAGAATATGACTGATAAAAAACGCATTAACTTTATTCCACACGCTGTTCCAAAGAGTCTGTTTTTCAGGCTTAGTGATATTGAAATAAAAAATTATAAATCAAGAGTATTAGGAAAAAATAGAGAAAATGATTTTGTAGTAATTTGGAACAATAGAAACGCAAGAAGAAAAAGACCCGGTGATTTGCTTGTCTCTTGGAAATCGTTTCTAGATAAAACGCAAAAAAAAGACGCACTTTTGATAATGCATACAGACCCTCTAGATAAAGAAGGTTCCAATCTTTACACATTATCTGAAGAATTAGGTATAAAAGAGAACGTTTATTTTTCAAGAGACAGATTAGAGTTTGAGAAAATAAACATTCTTTACAATATTTCAGATATCTGCATCAACATTAGTTACGCCGAAGGCTTTGGACTCTCTACTTTAGAAGCAATGCAAGTCGGAACACCTATAATTGCAACCAAGACCGGCGGCCTAACTAGACAGATTATTGATCACAGAGACGGAACTGAAAACGGAATTGCTCTCAATGTCGTATTAAAGACGATGTCTGGGTCTCAACAAGTTCCTTATATTTATGAAGACTTTTCCTCTATTGATGACATTTCTGATGCTCTTTTTACAGCGTATAACTGGACAAAAGAAGAAAAAGAGAAAATGTCAAAAAAGGTCGAAGACTACGTTGATTCTGAGTTTAATTTACAAACTACAGTTGATCACTGGCACAATTCATTGACTAACACAATAGACACTTGGAAAGACGACTACAAAGCATGGGATATTACAACATTATGAAAAAGAAAAACGTAGTTATTAGGGCACCGTTATTATCACAGTCCGGTTATGGGGTTCATTCAAGACAAATCGTAAAATGGCTCTTCAGTAGAGAAGATTTTTCTACAACGTCGCAGGTTGTCAATTGGGGAAACACACCTTGGTTATTGAATCATGACGCTGAAGACGGTCTCATTGGCTCCATCTTAAACTCAACTACAACAGGAAGAGACAATTTCGATATATCTTTTCAAGTTCAACTACCAAATGAATGGGATACAAGCTTAGCGAAATTTAACGTGGGAGTTACAGCGTTAGTAGAGACAGATAAATGCAATAAATCTTGGATAGAAAACATAAACAAAATGGATCTTGTTATTGTTCCATCAAAGTTTGCAAAAAAAACAGTCTATAACACTGGAGTCGATATTACAACAAAAATAGTCGTAATAGGCGAGTCGTATCACGAGGCAATCGACAAAAACGTAGAGCAGACTGCAATTGATATTGATACTAAATTTAATTTTCTTTTGTTTGGACAATTTACCGGGACTACTCCTACAACAGATAGAAAAAATCTGTTCAATACAATAAAATGGCTATGCGAAGAGTTTGAAAATGATAAAGATGTTGGGATTGTTTTTAAAACTAACTCAAGCAGAGGCACAAAAATTGACAAAGGTATAACAACAGGTTTAGTAAAAAGGCTTCTGAAAGAAGTAAGACGAGGAGAATACCCAAAAGTTCATCTACTTCACGGAAATATGCAACCATCAGAGGTAGCCTCATTATACAAACATAATTCAGTTAACGCGTTGATAACTGCTACACGAGGAGAAGGGTTTGGGTTACCCATATTAGAAGCAGCAGCTTCATCATTACCTATAATTGCCACAAATTGGTCTGGGCATCTTGACTTTCTATCGCTCGGTCATTTTATAAAGCTTGATTACACACTTCAAGACGTTGATAAAAGAAAAATTGACAACAATATATTTGTAGATGGTGTAAAGTGGGCAGAAGTAGATGAAAATGACTTTAAGAAAAAAGTAAGAAACTTTTATAAAAACAGAAAAGGTGTTCAAGCCAAGTCAAACAAATTAGCTGAAAAAATAAAGCAAAATTATTCGTTCGAGTCAATAAAAACGAAGTATAATGAAATAACACAGAAAAATATTTTACAAAATGATTGATTTTATTTCACATTACCATCTATATATTATAGGATTGTTATTATTGTTGTGTGTTGTTGTGTCTTATTACACAGCAAAGTTTGCACTTTTAATATTAGAAACAGAAAAAAAATTAACTGAATCTTTGGACGCAATTGACGAGGAATATATGGAAATATCAAAAATTCTTGAAAAACCGGTATTTTTCGACAGTCAAGAAATAAGACAAGTAATAAGTAGTATAGAAAATGTTAGAAGCACCTTTTTAAACATTTCGGCTTATATTATAGAAGATTATAAAGAAGAAGAAAAAGTTAACGTTGAAAATTAGGAAATCAATTGTTAATACGACGAACGACTAGAAGAAGAGGAAAAAGAAAAGGGACCAAAATGTATTTTGGGCGCCCTGCTCATGATGCAATAGTTGAATTTCAAAATACTGAAATTGAAGAAGAAAAACACGAGATCTACATCACAAGAATAAAACAGCCATTTAACAAGTTAGTTGAAAACCTTATTTTTATTCATGGATTTAAATCGCTTACTGGCTCTTACGAAGACTTAAAAAATGACTGTGTTACATTTCTTTACGAGACGCTACATAAATTTGATCCAACAAAAGGATCAAAGGCCTTTTCGTATTTCAACGTAGTCGCCAAAAATTGGTTAATAATACAGTCAAAAAAGAACACACGTGACATGAAAAGGTCAGTCTCTATTGATGACACAGAGATTTTGAGTCACAGAGATAAAGTCGCAATAGAAAGTCATTCAATAGCTCACTCTCAAGATGTTCATCTCATAAAAGAAAACGCTATTCAAAATCTTTTTTTACTTTTAGAGGAAATAAAATCGAAAATAGATGGCGCTAACGAGATGTCTTGTATAAATGCCATTATTACTCTATTTGTTAGCATTGAAGAGCTCGAGTTTCTTAACAAGCGAGCAGTTTTTGTGTATCTGAGAGACATATCAGGACTAAATCCTAAACAACTTTCAGTCGCAATGTCGTCAATACGAAAACAATATAGATCAATAAAGAAAGATGATAAATTCGACATAGTTTTTGGAGAATAAATGACTAAAAGAAACAAAATAGAGAAAGAGTTGACAAAGATCAACGATAAACAAGAAAAAGTAAAACAGTTTTCTGATCTTTTAGACTCAATAGAATCCTTAGAAGACAAAAGAAAATTTTTATGGCGAGAGATTTATGAGAACGCTATAAACGACAGAGAGTGTGCATCGTTTTTATTCGCTGATTTATTCAAAGAACTTTCAGGGTCAGCACAACACGCCGTTGCTGGGACAATTGCATCAAAATATCTTGAAAGAATGAGTAAATCAAATGATCAGATTCTTAAGCTAGCTGAGTTAATATCAAAAGCCGAAGAAGTGTCTGCTAAAATAAACCCAGATGATATTTATAGCACGATAATGGGATAAACGATGGCAATTGACAACTTTAGTAGGGCAATCAGAGATGTTTCTACACACGTAAGTAATGCAAAAAACAAAGCAATTGATTCTACGTTTGCAGCGTATGTTGTTGATGTCATCGACGATCCAAAAAGAGTCTCACCTGAAAGAAAAGAGACAATTTTAAAGTTTTTACACAATAAATCGGCTTTCGATTATCTTCCCGGCAAATCAGTAATATTTGCAAAAATCGATTCTAGTAGGAAAATGAAAGGAAAAAAAGTCTATTATGCTTTACCTTTTATGTCTACACATCTTTCACAGCCAATAAATGCTGGAGAAATGGTATGGGTTTTTAACGATAATGGGTCATATTATTGGGTATCAAGAAAGGTCTCGCTGTCTAATCTTGAAGATGTAAATTTTACATCTGGATTACGAACAGTAAGCGAAACAGACTCTACAACAACTAGATCAAATTTTGATATAGCTAACGGTATAGATAACACTGATGAAAATACAAACGCAGACTTTCCATCACTTATATCGACAGCCGATGCCGATCTTGTAAAACTCATGACATTTTTTGACAGTCATTCTTCAAAAAGCTTTGTAGGCGAACCAACACCAAATATCAAACCAAAAGGAAATGAATTCTTAATTCAAGGGGGGAATAATTCTTCTATTAGATTAGGTAATGACAATTTTTATGGGACAGGGAATATAGATATAACGTCAGGTTTAGCTTCACTTTTTAATGAGACAAGACAAAACTCTCGCGGATATTCAGAAACAAATAGAGCTTTATATGACGACAGAGATGAAGCTGAAGGTAATCCAGATCTTGTAGCTGATGAAGCAAGAATTTTTATTTCATCTAAGACAGAAAATACAGACTTAAAGTTTAACTTAGAGACTACTAATATTGACGAAGACGTAATTAATACAGCTTCTCCAGAAGAATCGTCACTAATTGCGTCAAAAGCAACAAATCAGATTATGATCGCTAGAGAAAATGGTATTGTTAAAATAATTCATGAATCTGGTTCCAATATAACGATGGATTCTGACGGGAATATACAGATATCTTGTCACCCAGAAGGAAAAATACGATTTGGATCTTCTTCATCTTTAGAGCCTTTTGTGCGCGGAGATAAAATGCTATCAGAATTTAACAAATTGAAAACAGCAATAAATACAATGGCTGCCACTCTAAAATCAGGTGGAACTACACCGGGGTTTGGCGGTCCCAATCCTATTCTCGCCACTGCAATGACAAAATTAGAAGTCGACGCTAGCTCAATAAATATGGAAGGATCACTTTCAGAAAAAATAAAAGGAGAATAAATGTCAGGAAATATTTCATCAAACGAAATTGCTGATTTGAAAGAGTCTATAATTTCAGCTTTCTTAACGGCATCAGGGCTCTCGACAACAAATAAAGATCACGAAGACGCTGTTAAAAAAATAGAAACACTCGGGAGCGATCTGACGGACGCTATTTCAAAATTTGTAGAAGTCGCGCTCGCGCCACCTGAATAATTTTGTAATAACATAAAAAAATATTCGTTATATTTATTATTAGAGGGAATGGATGTTAAAATATAATTTCAAAAACGTTGGAATAGAAAGAAATTCTGATGAATTAAAATCAAACAGCACGTTTGAAGCCTCTTATGGGATAAAAACGCCATTAAACAAAGGAACTGGCGTTATTTTTGACATGTCAACTGATTTTCGAAGTCAAATAAATGACAATCTTAGTAATCTGATAAAAACTAATCATGGCGAAAGATTGGGCTCATTCAATATAGGCGCCAATATTCAACCACTACTAACAGAGAAACTGTCAGAAGACGACTTCGCTCAAGCTGTAATGTCACGCATAAAGACAGCAGTATCTTTAAGTATGCCATACATAGAGCTATCAGGTTTCGAATATACGCAAGGTAAGATTGACATAATAACAGGAGCAGCATCGGCTCATTTATCGATATCGTATTCGATACGAAGCGTTAACATAATAAATAAAAAACTTAGCGTAGTAATACAGCCAGTGAGTTAAAATGCAACAAAAATTAATAAACAACTTAACAAGAAAAAAAAAGAGAACATTTTATGGTCGTGACTTCGACGCACTTCGAACTGATCTTTTAAGTTACGCTACAACGTATTTCCCTGATTCTATTCAAGATTTTTCAGATGCCTCTGTGGGCGGACTGTTTCTTGACATGGCAGCGCATGTAGGCGATGTGATGTCATTCTACTTAGATCATCAGTTTAACGAGCTAGATATAAACACAGCTACACAAACAAAGAACATTGAAAAGCTTCTAAAATCAGCTGGAATAAAAAACAGATCATCGTCACCATCTATCGTTGAGGTAGATTTTTATTTGACTGTGCCTTCAACAACAGATATTAACGATAATGTTGTTGTTGACCCAGATGTCTTACCTATTATATTAGCAGGGACAACAATGAAATCAAATTCGGGAATAAAATTCGAACTAATGGAAGATTTAGATTTTTCAAAACAGATTTTTGACGAATACTTACACGAACGTTTTATAAATGTGGACGATCTCGACTCAGATTTAAATCCTAATTCTTATATAGTTAAAATGAAAGGAATTTGTGTATCCGGAGAATCTAAAACAACAACAATCCCGGTTGGAGAATTTAAACAATTTAAAAAAATAACAATACAAGATGCTGATATTAACGAAATATTAAGAGTAATAGACTCGTCTGGGAACGAATACTATGAAGTTGATTATTTGTCTCAAGATGTCGTCTTTAAAGCTGTGCAAAATAAAAGCTACGATTATGATAAAGTTTCAGATAATTTAGAGATTCTTCCGGCGCCATACAGATTCACAAGAGAGTTTGACAGAAGTTCATCATTCACTAACTTAACATTTGGTAGCGGCAACGCAATGACTTTAGATACTGACTATATACCGGACCCAAGTGAATTTGCTCTCCCTATGTATGGAAAATCAGTTGTAAGTAGACAATCAATTGACCCAAATAACATGCTGTCAACATCAACTTTGGGTATGTCACCGTATAACACGAAGCTTACAATAGTCTATAGAAAGGGCGGGGGTCTAAACAACAATGTATCAGCTGAATCAATAAAAACAATTGAAAATCTAGAAATAACGTATAACAGAAACTCTTCTTCTTATAATAATTTTGCAATAAAGACATCACTAAATATAAACAATGTAAACTCTTCAAAAGGTGGAGAAGACAAACCTACAATAAACGAATTAAGATATGAATATAAAGGCCATCAAAATTCTCAGTCTAGAATTGTTACAAAAGGCGATCTTTTGACTAGAGTGTATACATTACCAACAAACTTCGGAAGAGTATTTAGAGCAGGGCTTTCAAATACAACTTCAAATCTATTTTCCACCCAATTATTTATAATAAGCAGAGACGCTTCAGGAAAATTAGTTGCCTCTTCTGACAGTCTTAAAAAGAATCTTGAAGTATATTTGAATCAATATAGACTAATAACAGACGCTATTGATATTCTTGATGCTTTTGTTATTAATATCGGCGTTGAGTACGAGATAGTGACTGATGGAATTATACATAAAAGTATTATAGTCGCAGACATAAACAAAAAAATAAAATCATTTTTTGATATAAAAAAGTGGCAACTTGATATGCCGATAAATAGTACTGATCTTGAACTTATTATCAACAACGTTTCGGGAGTCATCTCGCTAAATTATTGTAAACTAATAAATAAGACAGGTGGAAGCTACAGCGCCCAAAGTATAGACATAGCTGCAAGCACTACGGGTAAATTTTTAGTAGGACCACCTGGCTCAATATTCGAGTTAAAGAATTCATCTGACGATATTCAAGGATACGTGAAATAATGTATAAAATAATACCGGCAACTGCTGATGCTTATATAACAAACAAAATACTTAACAAAACAACTCGAGCTACAGACGCCAACACTGGGCTTTCAAGCACTCTGGATATTTTTAAATTATATTCTGAAAACTCTTTTGATGGTGAAGCCAACCCGATAGAGCTGTCGAGGGCCCTGATTAAATTTGACCTTGATGATGTAATGGCACTCACACCAACAACACTAACCGACTTTTCATGTGAATTACATATGTTTGACACATTCGGGGGACAAACAACACCATCGAATTTTACTCTACAGCTTTTCCCGCTTGCAAAAGAATTCACTGAAGGAATGGGACGAGATGTAGAATCGTTTGATGATCTTGATGTCTGTAACTACACTATTTCATCTTATAACAGTTCAGGCCCCGGAAATATATTATGGGACACAGAGGGCGCCGACGCTGATGTAGATGATGTCCTGAAGACAGGTTACCCAGGAATGACTCAAGACTTCGCTCAAGGGACTGAAGATCTTGTTATTGACGTAACTGATGTAATTTCTGATATGATCGATGAAACAATTTCGAATTACGGGTTTAGACTTTCATTTATAGCCACTGAAGAAACAGATTCAAAAACACGTTTTGTAAAGCGTTTTGTATCACGACACTCAACTGATAAAAATAAAACGCCAAGACTAATAATAAAATATAAAGATGCAATCGAATCTTCTACAGACGACGTAAATTATACAAATTATCAAGCTACAATTCTCAATCTTCAAAAAGAATATAATCACTCTGATATCGTAAGACTTCACGTCTTTATTGAGGATAGAAATTATAATCTTGTTGAGTCTTCAAAAGTACCTCTAAAAAACAAAGGCTTGCTTATAGGATCTTCGGACGTCGATGTGGGTGTATCAAGTAGTACATTGTGTTTCTCTATTGTCGATAAATCAAGCAACGATATTATAATTCCGTTTGACAAGACGGGAACCATTGTGTCGTTTGATGCAGATGAAATGTTCTTTAGTCTCGATACAAATAATCTTACAAAAAATAATTCATACGAAATAAAATTCAGAATTTATGACAACACGTCGGGATTACAATATACTGTTGGTGAAGACTTCATATTTAGGGTAGTTTGATATGACAATTTATACGAATTCTATAAGCAAATTATTCAACAATAAGTTGTTTGATGAGTTTCCAGAGTCAGACTTCTTTAAAGAGACGTTAAAGTCAATTTCATCTACTCAACAATTAAATCTTGATTGGTCAAAATTTGAAAATCATACATTTTTCAATTCAGCAGTCTCTAACGTAAATACAGCGTTTGACAAACTTGTCAATGGATACCCAATCGATGGAACAAAAAAAGAAACAATTGATTTTATTAACTCATTGACAGGATTTGAGAAATATGTTTTAGATAGTTTCCCAAAAAACACTGGATTTTTAGAGTTTGACAAAGCGCTCTCAAATTATATAAACGTAAAAGATATAAAGAATTCTGGAATAGTAATAAAAGAATCATCACCAACAAAAGGCGAACGTGGGCTCAACCCTGAAAACAATTCATTTTCTATTGAGATGAAACTAAACCCAAATGGCGTTACAAACTTAAATCAAATAGTCTTTCAAAAACTCGAAAATACAAATATAGGATTTACAATTGCTTTAGAAGCGTCTGTTGATCTTACAACGTGTAATTTATTATTCATAGTAACTACAGCAGAAATGACTTCATATATTTCGGCACCCATAAAAAAATCAGAATGGAATCATGTTGTTGCTGTTTTCGACAGATCAGCCAGTGATTCAACAATATCAGTTACAATCGATGGAACAAAGATAACGAACGATACAATTCTTGAGATGTTCGAAATATCCCCTACTACTAATTATTTAAAAATAGGAACCGGAAATACGACGACATATCAAGTTGGCCTTGACTTCTCACCTGCTGAGACTTTTGATGGTTACATTGACGAGCTTAGATATTATCACAAAGCTTTAACGTGGAGCGAAATTGAACCAAAAATAAACAAAGAGTTATTTCAAGATGATGATTTAATTCTCTATTTTAGATTCAATGAACCTTACGACGTTGAAGAGTCTGTAAATACACCTTCAGTAGTGATAGATAGTTCTGGGAACGGATATCATAGTATTGTCGATAATTTTACTCCATCATTAAGAGATAATTCACTGATCGACAATCCTATGCATTTAGAAGATGACAGATATTTTCCTATCTTATTTCCAAACAACACGTTAGTAAAAGAATTTAACAATTCGCTGTTAACTGATGCTATTTTATATGATGATAATAACCCGAATTTAATAACAAAACTAGTGCCCCCGCATTATTTTTTAGATGGCATGAAAGACACAAATTCAGATGAAAAAGGGTTCGGGTCAATTCTTGACGCATATAAGGGAGAAAAACCAAACGAAGGAAAACTTGGTACTGCTCAACTTTTAACGTCTATGTTACTAATTTGGGGCAAGTTTTTTGACGAGATCAAAATAGTAACTGATAATTTTTCAAATTTAATAAACGTTGAATACGAAGATGAAGAAGCAACTATAAATACTTTTTTGACTTTTGTAGCTAAATATTATGGCTTTGAATTGCCCACAATATTCACAGAAGCTTCATGGGAGCAGTTTTCTGACGGGTCAAATTTAGGAATTGAGACCGACAAATCTAGCGCTGCACTGTCATATATTCAGTCACAAATTTGGCGTCGAATTTTAGTAAACTTAAAAGACATATACAAATCAAAAGGAACAATAAATAGCATAAAGTCGTTTCTTCTTTCAGCCGGAGTTGACCCAAACTCACTTCTTAGACTTAGAGAGTATGGCGGAAATCTTAAAAATGACATAAAATATTCAAGAGAAGAAAAAATAGAAACCTCTACAATGCTTGATTTTTCTGGATCGCTCGGGACTGCAGTCGTAGCCGATATGCCTTTTATACAATCAGGGTTTCTTTCGGGTTCAAGAATAGAGACTGGGTTTCCAGAAATTCAAGGAAATATGATCAGTATTGACACATTTTATTCACCTGGTGATGATATACCACATGCTGATCAACAGTCGAGACATGGCATATCTGATCACGAATCAGATGGATTATATTCGTCAGGGTCGTTCTTATACGAAGGAATTTATTCATTCCCAGTTGATCGAGAATACGAAGAATTTCAAAGTCTCTTGCGAATAAACTCTTCAGGCACATCTCAGGATAACGTTATCGTTAATATAGTTGCTCAATCTTCGTCACTTGATCCTGAAGATAATAAAATCAAGTGCTTTTTGACTCCTGCTGATAATTTGTTACCAACAAAAGTTGAGCTTGTTCTGACTGGAGTCAATATATTTGATGGAAAAAAATGGAACGTATGCGTCGGAAGAGACAGATTTGATGAAATAGAGAATAACGTATCATCATCATATTACTTAAAAGCGACACGCCAAATGTTTGGTGATATAAAAGAGTTTCATCAGACAAGTGCCCTGTACGAAGAGTTGTTTCATGGATCTGATTCATTTGCAACTATAGACGCAACAGATAACGTCAATGGTCATTTCTTTACAATTGGAAAACAAACGTTCGGCGTTCCTTCGTCTAATAAGTTTTTGAATAGCTTTGGTTCTAGTTCCGAAGAAATGACAACAACGTTTGAGGGGAAAGTTGGGCATTTAAGAATGTGGTCAAAATCGTTTGATGACAAAGATTGGAAAGAACACGTTCGAAATTATACATCACTGGGTGTAAAATCACCTTTTGACAATTTCAACTTCAATACCCATGCTTCAGGTTCGTTTCAGAGACTGAGGGTTGATGCATCAACAGATCAATCTGACACTGTTGCTTCTGCTCTTGGTGAAATATCTATATTTGATTATTCACAAAACGAAAAACATTTGTTAGGGACTGGGTTTGAACCAGAAAACACTGTCATAAAATCGGAAAATTTCTATTTTAATATCATATCACCAAAATTCGACCTTCTTCAGACAAATAACAAAGTTAGAGCTCGCGGGCTTCAAGATGAAACGAATGTAGAAAACTCATTGAATGCAATTCAAGGTCTCGTGCATGAAGTCCCACTGTTTGAAAAGTTTTTTGATGACCCTCGTTTTGCTGTTGAATTCTCTTCTATAGACGCACTCAACGAAGATATTATAAAAATGTTTAGCTCTCTTGATGTAATAAACGATATACTGGGACAACCAAATTTAATGTTTGCAGACTCTTATATTGATCTTGAAAATCTTCAAAAGATCTATTTTAACAGACTAACTGACAAACTTGACATCGACGCTTATATGGGAATTTTTAAGTGGTTCGACGATGCTTATACTAAGATAATAAGGCAACTCTTGCCAAAAAAGACAAAGTATATGGGAACAAACTTTATAATTGAGTCACATATGCTCGAGAGAAATAGGTTCAAATATTTGTTCGATGACATTTATATGAACTCATCAGAAAGAGATAATTCAAGGGGCAATATTTTTCTGTCTCAAATAGCTGGAACAGTTAAAAAGTTTTAAGGAAAGATAATGGCTTATACAATACGAAAAGATCCGGGAGTTTTAGTCCCTTATGAAGACGATACTGGTGAAAATAAAAGGACTGTTTCAAGAATAGAAGAGTCATTTAGCGTTGCGAGCCTAACGTCTGACGAATATTCTGATTTCGAAACTCAAACAAAAACAATAACTAACAAACAAGTATTGACGTCTGGGATCGCGTTATCTTATGATGAGATAACATCAGCCGACGTAGTCTTTCCAAACACTCAAAGAAAAAGAAAACAAGATGAACCTTACGATCTTACTAAAGCTTTTAAGACAAAAAACAAAAAAATATACTCAAGAAGTGCAGCCGCTGCTCTAAAACTACTAACTCGGGTTAGCGGGACAACTGTTTCTGGGATAGACACAACAACTACACATACAGAGACAGGTGCGTCGTTCTTTTACACGTCAACTGATATTCCTTTCTTACCTGCTCCCGGAAAGCGAATGAACGAAGACGTAAGATCGATAATTGTAAGCTCTCCAGATGCGACAAAATATCAGTATATAAAAACAGATAGTCCATCTTTGACAATTGGAGCTGCCACTGATAAGCAGTTTTCAATTTCAGTATGGTTTTATCTAAATAGTGAAAAAGAGACAATTCTTGTTACAAAAGGTCTCACAACTGGAACTCAAGAGTATGAACTAAAAGTTAACAGTGATATGACTATATCATTTAAGACAATCGACACTTCGCTAAACTCTTATATAATAACATCATCACTAAGTGTAACTCCAAACATATGGAATCACGTAGTAATATCATCAACTGGCAACGACTGGACAGACGTCGACGCACTGACAAAAACATTTTATAAGCTTTACATTAACAAATCGATAGACAAAGGTTTCTCAACAGCTGTTGCAGCGTACGACGCAACTGGGACACAAACTTCAGCTGAGTTATTGTATGTTGGTCACAACGGATCTGGTGATGATAATAATATCGATGGCCTAATTGCTGAAGTCGCTATTTGGACTGATTATTATCTAAAGAAAAGAGAAGTCGCTGCTATTTACGATGCAGCTACAAAGTCACTAATGAAAATGGACACAACAAGCGTAGACCCTTTTCGCCAAGGTGTTTCAGTTACGACTAACAAATATAAAAACGAATCACTACTCTATAAACTTTCTTCAAACAATCAACGTAATGTAAATTATCCCGACCATTTTGTTGCCCAAAGAGAGTTCGGACAACCTTTCGGGTTCGATGGAGATGTCCCTTTCAATGACGTCGAAGGCAGATTTTCAACTTACGATCTCACTACAATGGAGATTTTAGACACAAACACAGTTCAGTATCCTGTTATTTATGACAACAATATTGTTGAACCCAAACGTGAAAACGGAGTTCTTGAACCACTTGCTATAAGAGAGACAGTATTCAACAATTCGGTTGACTCACCCTTTCAAGCCCACAGAATCTCTGGAGAGCTATGCGGAGGAAACTCAAACCCAGAGTTCGGAACTATTTTTATAACAAACGATATCAAAAGAAAAGAAGATCAACAAAAAATAGAAAACGTAATGATTAACAGTGACTGTTATTTTGATGCCGAAGAAAAGGCGTTTGATAGTGTATACGACGAAGCAACATTAAAGTACATAACATTTTCAGTTCCAGGGTTCGTGTCAGACGTCCCACAAGAAGAAGTGACCTTCGATGATACAATTGATCTAACGGCAAACGAATTAATAACAGAAACAGAGTCGATAACATCATTATTAATGTCTTCTCCAGATAGCTCAAGGTCAAACTATTTAATAAAATCGGCACAATCAGGGTTCATCTATGGCAACAACCCAGAAGGGACTGACTCTTTAGCTTACGGCGGGTTACTCAGAAAATAAAAAGTGTTATAATTATAGATGTATCTCTATTAAGTTACGGGAAGTTAAATGAGCGAAACAGTAAAAAGTATATTTCTTGACAACACAACTGCTGAAAGTGTCAATATTGTTGATCACGATCTAACAAAAGACTGGCAGTCTATTTATGGGACAAGAAACCCGAACATAACAAACCCAGGTCTTGTTGCATACTGGCGCTTTTTTGACGACAACGTGACACCACTAACGACAAATGACGCTTCTGGGAACAGTCACGACATAACTTGGACAGACGAACCAGATTTATCAAGTGAAACTCCGTTTAAAAACAAAAACACTACTATAGCTTTTAATGGAACAAGTGATGTTGGAACAATAACAAATCCCTCAGATAACTCACTTTCTTTTGGAGATGGTACAGAGGACTCTGAGTTCAGTATAAGCTTTTGGGCAAAACCAGACTTTTCAGATTCTAGTAAAACATATTACAATATAATAAACAAAGTAAGTTCTCTTGATAAAGAATATGCAGTTTATTTTTATAACGGCGACGGCGATTCTGATGCCACAATAACTTTAAAATGTTATGATGAGTCAGAGACACCGCCTAACGGATGGGAACGTAGACATATTATTGAAGATATGGGTATAGTGGGAGAAAATTGGTATAATATTACTTTTACTTCAAAAGGAAGTACTGGTACAAATCCTGAAATTGCTGAAGGAATTAAGATATATGTAAATGGTGAAGAGAAAAGTTCATATTATTACTATTACAACGATTACGTAGCAATGGAACAGACAACAGCTGATATTACAATTGGCGGCTGGGCAGGAGCAGGTCAATACTTTAAAGGTAACTTATCTGAGGTCGCCATCTGGAACCGTGAGCTTACGGCAGTCGAGGCCAAAGCGCTACACGACGTCAAATTTGGTGCTATCTCGAACTCATACACATCCTACTCACCAAGACTTGCTCTTCGTGACAAGGACAACCAACGTGGTCAATATCCGACAGTAAAAAGAGTTGGTGACAAAGACAGATCGGGCGCATTCAACGTACAATTCAACGATGAAAACACTGTGTTGTTCGACGAAAACGTTGCAACATACTTGCCCGTTGGGTTACAATCATCAGACACAAAGCTCAGAGAAATAGATAAAAAAATTGAAATACCCTCTGGGAGAGTCTCAAGATCGCTTGCTGGAGAAAGCTTCAACATCGTAACTGACAGTGAAGACATTTCAGCATACAACGATGAGCTCGATAAAACTCAAGACACTGACTTCTACAATGAGGGAACAAACAGAGATATTTACCCAGGGTTCTCTTCACCACTAAATAGCAAGACTTCGTTCACGTTTGACATAACAGCCACAGAAGAACAGTATGTATTTAGGCAGACCGGGTTCTTAGCGCCAAACAATGGTTATACGGGCGATACGTTTGGAGGAGAAGATAAAACTGGGTTTTGTTATTATTCGTTTGAAAACGGAACATGGGATGAAAAAGGCAGACCTTATTATGGCGCCCCAGACAGTGACGCAGATAATTTAAAGTTTTTTGGTCCAAACACATTCCCGTCACAATTCACGGGCGGAAACAGCTTCTTCGCCAAACATGGCAACCCAAGCGCAAACAAAGCGTCTGGAGAAATTGCATATTCGTCGTTGAAAGATCTAGGATATGATAAAATAGGGATGCCAACGATTTCCAACTTTGCTCCTTGGGCTGAACAATATCACGCAACAAATGAACAGTCGTTAAAAGTTAATGATTTTTTATCTTCACCTTTTCTTTTAGAAAAAATTCGAATTTCTCTCCCTGTTTACGCAAGACAGATCATAGATGGCGTCGGTTCTCCCGGTGACAGAACACGTGACATGAAAAATTATATGGCTTTTTTATACCTTCAAAGAAGAACGAAAGAATACGAAACCGATTCATCGGAAGATGCAAAAAAATCAGAACGTATAATAATTGCCAGCGCGTCATTATGTTTTTATAATCCAAATGTACTCACTTGGGCAGATCGATCTGTTGAAGTTATTGACTTTGCTCCTATTCACGAACCTAATTTTGTCCACGCTTTTGATATAATTAACGATGGAACTGTAGAAATAGGCGAGTTTGAAGACACAATTGATTTAGAATTCACACCTTCAGTGTCTAATGGTGGGCAGTCAGTAATGGCGATTCCTAGACTTGACATAAATTCAGCAGATCCATATAATGATTCTGTTGCAGAAACAGTTGTTGTTGACAGTAACTCAAGAAATTATTTTTCATTCTGGCCAGGAGGTTCATCAATAGAGAGATTCAGTGTAAAAGACACAGACGGGATAGAGCTTGGTGCGGAATATTCAGGAGGAACACTTTCTGACTTAAAATCTACGTATTATATCACACCCGCTCCGTTTGACAATTTTGATTATGACAACTCATTTAAACAAAAGTTTCAAAAGTTACAACTAACTAAACCAAATACAAGACATTTGAAAAACTATGGTACAAAAAAGACAAATGTTACTCCTGAATTAGATGATAGCGTTAATCTCTATAGAGTTACACAACCCTATTATGTTGAAACTTTTTCTCACAAAACACCTTTTGTCTTACTTCCTGGTGATGAGTTAGTTCTTGGCATCGAACAATGTGTTGGAGACAGAATAAAAACAGGGGCTGGGTCTGACGTTGATTCCGACATCGTAACAATAGCAGATGAAGCAAATCACAACACTATTACCAGTATCAACTTAGGGCTCGATTCGTATCATTCTCTCTCTGGGTCACTCCTGAAGATCAAAACCGATCCAGCTTCAATGACGCTTTACGGCTCACTAATAAAAGAAAATAAAGAACATCACGACACGATGAATCAAGATTTGACATCGAACTCAGTTCACGAGGCTATCTACGGACCACACGTTCTTGACCAATTCGAAATAGAGCCTATATCGATGTACGCAGGAACCTTCTCAGACGAATATGTTAGTGGGTCAATGTTCTCTGGGATGAATGACACACTTGAGATACACTCAGACGAAGGTCTTGATATAAACTTAACAGACACTAGATTTGTATCAAAAACAGTCACAGCCGGAGACGTATCTGATGATTGGTCGTTGACTCGTTTTAACACGTTCGTTGATGAAAAAGAGAGATACTATGACACGCTGTTACCAGACGTATTTGAATATTTGTCGAATATAAGCGAAAATTACAGTTTA